CGTTCTGGAAGTACCTTTTGCTTTGCGTCGCGCTGTCTGCTTTGCAAACGCGAAACTTTTTCCGAAATTGCGGTCGAATACCCGCCCCGCCATTCTGTTTGCATCTTCATAGAACGGAAACCGCTTCGGAATGCGTGCCACGTTCTCTAGCAAGTACAGGACGCGCTGTCGTCTAGCTGCACCCCGCCCCGTCTGTTCAGCAATTACATCTTGTCCGCTTCGCAGCGTTGTTCTGTATCCCTTGCCACCAAGCACGTTACGCGGCTGCTTTGCCTTCGGCACTTTGCCCGACGCTGTGCGTTTGATCTGCCTTGATGGAATTGCAATGTGATTACCGCGCGGTCGTTTGATCCCGCCTTCGGCTTGATTAACCATATAATCGCGGCCTAGCCGGTCATAGACACGCGCTGTTAGGTTGCGCTTTGTTGCCTTGTCCACCCGAAACATCTGGCTTGCAAAGCGTTTGTTACGCACTGTGAAGCTGTCTGGATATGTATCTTCAACGATCTTTTTGCGTACATCGAATGCAGTTGTCGTCAGCGCATTAGCCGTGGCAAATGGTATCTGGTTCTTACCAAACGCATCCATTGCCTTTGCAAACGCTAATATATTGCTTTTAACGCTAATCTGCATCAGTGCTGTGTCTCGCTGTCTAATTCCAATATGACGACCGTACCGTGGCAGTCACGCGCATCGAATATGATGCCCTCGCATTCAGTGCAATTGATCGTGCCACTGTTGGCCTCGACGACCGCATAAGTGCTTTCGCCGCAGATGCCGCAATCAACCTCATTCTCAAAGAATAGCACATAATCCATTCGCTGACATTATCCGCAAAACAAAAGGCGGTCAATGCCGCCCTTTGCTTCCCCTTGCTGTTGATGTTATTCCTTAACCGCGTAACGCATAAAATCTTTATGCAAATCCTCAATTAGTCTAGAACCATCGCTGCTATACTCCATAGTTTCATCAACGAACTCATCGCCGCTATCATTTGGCGCATATGCGTTTAGCTTTTGCAAACTTAAATACACACGATGCCCCCAAAGTTGCATATATGTTCTTTCTTCGTGTTGTCTGTGTGTTTGATCATATTCATTCGCATCAGATAGTGCCACAGCCGCGTTTGACACTCTCATCAAATCAGCAACTAACTGCCGCACAATCAATTTTGTGCTGTTATCTTGAAACACTGGTTCAACTGCAATTTCTTGTTTGGTTTTTCTAGCCATTAGTTTCCACTCCAATCTGGGTTCTCTATCATTCCCGACCCGTGACAAACATCGCAATCGTCTTGCACTTCGCTGCCACAAGGGTCATTGGCTCCGCGCTTGCCCACCCAATAAACAAGCCAGCCCCAGCCCCCACATTCGGGGCATTCAATTTCCTCACCCATAACGGCTCATCAACGCCCATATATTATGCGTCTCGCTAATAAAGTTGGTTCCCAGCGCAATAACCAGCGCAGTCAATACCAGCATTCCAATAGTATCCTTAACCATATCAGACCCCCAACACGCTATGCCCACGACCCCGCAAGCACTCATTAAGCCATTTGATCTCCGCACCAAACTGCAAAGGCGATAACGCTTCTTTGACTAGCTGGCGGCACTCAGTTAGGTCACGCTGATATAGCTGCGCCTTATCACCGCTGACCCGCAGATCAGCGACCGGCGTATAACTACAACCGGCCACCAATACCGCTATGACAAATAGGCGGGGCATTATGCCGCCGCCCTTAAGAGTTGTTCTACCGGCTGGCGGCAATGCTTGTAATTGTCGCGTGTCAAATACTTAACATCGCTGTAAAAGCACAACCAACAACCAAGACCGCTAACAAAAATCTGATCGTCATCAGCTTCGATTTCCAGCCGCGCAATTAAAGCATCCGCATCGAACCGCTTGCCGCCAAATGGATAAATGCCTTTATGGATGGCACGCACAAAAACAGGCAAGACCTTTTCTTTCAGTTCTTCAACCGATGTTACAGCCACTGGCATTTGGAAACGCTCAAAAAGCAGATAATCAGAAATCCGATCACCGCTATTGCCATACATTGCTTCAGCATCATCAAAATAAAATGTAGTCATTTTGCAATCTCCCGTTTGCTGGGCGGGGCTGTTAAACCCGCACCTTGTTTTCATCAAACCCAAATTTTTTGGCGACATTAAACGCGTCAGTAATCAGGCTTTGCGGGTCATAACCAGCATCTGCGCAATAACAACAAGCGCGAACCGCACAAAATGCGGCGATATCTTCGTTTTGTTGAGTTTGTTGGCGCGATGCGTAATCCCTAAAACTGTTATATTCCGCAATCATACTGATCATCAAATGGTGATCTAATGTGGTTTTTTTAGCCATTTTGGATACTCCCGTTTCCTTGTTGATGACTTACCTTGCGCCTTTTCCAACCCACTGTCAACACCTATTTACACTTTTTTACACATCAGCACCAACTTTTTTTAGTTCGGCGATCACATCTGGCCGGTTTTGCTTGTAATAGGTACGCATCCCGTCGGTCAGCCTTTGCCACTGATCCAGCGTGACCATCTTGCGCTGCGGCGGTGTCCAGTCATTAGACTGATTGTTATAATTGCCGCTAGATGGCCTAGAATGGCCTGTGACGCGCTTTGGCTTCTTTTTGGCATCTCTTATGCACCAGTTCTGCCAAAAGGCTGTCAGATCAACGTAGGCGGCTTTATTGCCGTTTTGTTTATCCCACAACCGGATTGCCTCTAGCACTTCGGCTGCATCCAGCCCTTTGCTTTCAGCAAATTCGCGATCAGCTTGTGAAGGTTCCCAATCGACAACTTTCATTTTCCTATTTTTATTTTGTATTGTTCTATATTGTTCGGGTGACACAGCTATGTCACTAGGTGGTGACACAGCTATGTCACTAGGTGACAAATTGTCACTAGGGTTAGTTCGTAATGGTTCAATATGGTATCTATTAGTACGATTTGGACTTCTATCGACACTGATTAGCCCCATTTCGGTCAATGTTTGGATTTTGCGCTTGACTGTTCTTTCGCTGCAATCAGCCGCAACGGCCAGCCATTTGATGCTAGGCCAAGCCGCATTATAATCATCGTTATAACGATCACAGATGCCGATCAGCACCAGCTTTGCAGTGCTGTCACCAAGCGATTGTTCTAACGCCCACGATACTGCTTTAATGCTCATCTACATCCCCCAATATTTCAATGGTCAATGCCGCATAGCCGATAATGTCCAGCAAGCTGTCTAAATGCTGACAATCGGCGTTCGACAATCGTGACAGCTTCATAGCAATCATTATCGCACCGAATTGCTCCGGCCTAATGTCAACGCCAACGATCATTTCGATCATCTTTGCCGTTTGCTGCCAGTTTTCACGCAGATCGCCGTAATTTGCGCCGCGTTCTTCTAAAATGCGTTCAACATTTTCTAGTGCTTGTGATCTATCCAAAATTCAATTCCTTTATCATATGAAATTCATCAATCGGCACTTCGGCCATTAACCCAAAATCGCGCTCAATGCCGCGATCCCGTCTGCCGCCAATCGTCGTGGCGAAATCCACTTTGAAGCTGCAAGCCCCGATCCAGTCAGTCCAGCGCACTATCAAAAACGTCGGAATGCCGGTTTCAAATGCGACTTGCCGCGCATACATCATTTTGTGCAAATGGATCAGTGACGTTTTATACCGATCACGCGGAAATGTCCTGCACTTAACTTCAGCAAAAGCCTCGATCTTGCCTTGCCGCGTCAGTGCAAAGTCTAGCTGGCAGTATTGCGGCAGTTTAACAGGGTCGCATTTCCACGCTTTGCCGATATCAGCAATCGTCAGCAACTCCATCTTCAGATTGTGTTCGGTTTCCATTTTCCACTCCTATAAAGCTGTGCATCGTGTTGCACGTTTTGCAGATGCCGGTGTTCCCAGTCCATTCCATATGACTGCGGCACTTAGGGCAAAGCCCCTGCTCGTAAAGTTCGGCAAACTTTCCATCACCTTGTTGGATCATTAAAATGCCCCTTCGGAAAAAATGGGATAACGTTATGACGTTTTAACGTTGTTGCCACATAATCGGCGCGGATCACGCCCAGCGGCTCAACCCCGTTATCAGCATTTCGCGGTAAAACCCGCACCTCGATGCCTTCTTTGCCTTTGAAAATTTCCACAGTCAAATCTTTCACGTCGATCCACGTTTCGCTGCTAATCATTGTATATTCGCGGTCGCCAACAGTGTCCATATGCCTAGCCATTTTCAGCCTCTTTGATTGCCCATAAAATCCGCGCTGCCACTTGTGGCACTATGCTATTGCCTAACTGTCTAACTCTGTGTACCCGACCGGATAACCCATTAACCACTCGACCCACTGCGGGTTCAGGTTCCCAGAAACGCCCTTTTGCCAAGTTTCCGTTCTCAAACTCCAACCTTGATTGCCGCCGTGGTTGCGGTTTGCATCTGCCGCAGCTGGGGTCGGCCACCAACCGCTGCCCTTTTTCAGTTCGTGTGGCGACATCTGGTTTGCCTTTCGTGTCGGTGTGTGCAACAATCCATACCCTATCACGTCTGTGCTTGGCATCTGCGGCGACAGCCGGAATAACAAACGTCCTTGCGGTGTAGTTTGCGGCTTCCAAGTCAGATAGCACCTCGTCGAGACCCATAGTGATGTGGCCATTAACGTTTTCTCCACAGACCCAAGTGGGTCTGACCTTTTTGATAACTGCAAACATCGCTGGCCAGAGATGTCGGTCATCTTGATCGCCAAGTCGCTTTCCGGCTTGCGAGAATGGCTGACAAGGGTATCCCCCTGTGATGATGTCAACCAATCCTCTAAATCTATCTGCGTCATTCGCCAATTCCCTCACATCATCAATAATTTCTGTATCCGGCCAATGCTTTCGCAAAACCTTCTGCGCGTGCTTGTCATACTCGCAAAATGCGACTGTTTCATAACCACCCACCAGCTTTTCGCCAGCATAACTAAACCCACCAATGCCGCTAAACAAGTCAAGCATTCTAAGCATTAGCAAGTGTCTCCCTAATAATCATCATTGCAGTATCAAGGTCGGTTTCAACGGCATATCGCCAATCATATTGCTCTGCTACGTCTTGATTTGCCGAATAGCCAGCCAGCCCGACAATAGCTGCCACTGGCAACCGCACGCGGGTTTTCATCCTGTCAAGCCGGTAAAACAGCACCGGCAGTTTCTCAGCAACCGCAGCGGCGGTGCATACTTGTGACCACCAGTCGCCAGAAACGCCAGCTTTGTATCTTTTGCACTCAATCACAAAAGGAAAATCGCAATCAGTCGTTACCAAATCGCCAAGATGCGCTTGCCGCGTCTGATCTAATTCGCGCACAAAATTGATGCCAAGATGCTCATAAAGTTCCTTGGCTATCTCGTATTCGTAACCGCGACCCTTGTTCCTTGATTTTGATCCAGACATAGCTGCCCCCGTTTCAGTTGCCCCTATCCTTGCCGATGAACCGGCATTATGTAAAGTAAAAAAATAAGTGTTGCGTTTTGCGATCAATCTGGTCTAACGTGTTTGGTATGGAAAAACGGGAAATCAGTGAATTGTGGACAACCGCAGGTTTCAGCCATTTATCGGCCAGCCAGCTTTTACGCTCACCGGCAAAATGGATATTTGACTATCTGCATTTGACCAAGGAAGAACGCAGCAAGGTCGGCGTCGGTGAACGCGCAGCTATTGGCACATCTGTGCATAACGCGGTGCAGTCAATCGTCTGCCACGGCGCAGATATTGATGAAGCTATCGAAGCTGCACAGATCGCTTTTGACTTTCACCCAGCGGATGAAGATGACGTTTTGCGTGTGAAATTTCGTGAATGTATCCCGCAGATGGTGCATCAAGGCGTGAATATTTGTGTGGAAAACGGCTTTACCGGCGCAATCGATGAAGAACGAATTGAATGCTGGCTAGATGACGTGAACGTGCCGATATTGGGTTTTGTCGATTTGCTTGTTGAAGGCTCTATGTTTGCCGAAATGAAAACCAAAGCACCCCGCAAAACAAAGCTGTTGAAAGACGGATCGCAAGGCTGGGCAAAGGCGACACTGCCTAATAAGCCGGAGTTCGCGCACATCTGCCAAGCGGCTATTTACTGGCACGCGCTGCGCGTTACGCCATCAATCATTTATATTGCAGAACACGACGCAGTAATATTCAACGCATATAATTGTGAAGAATTGCAAGCCGATGGCATCAATCACGCGCTAAACGAAATGCGGCAAAAAGCGTTGATCCGGCAAAATCTATTGAAGGTCAGCACCGATCCGAAAGTGCTGGCATCAATTACCGATCCCGATTGGGGTCATATGTATCAGTGGAATATGAAACAAGAGTGGCTGGAAAGGGCTAAAGAGTTATGGAAAATATAAAACTGCACGCGGCGTTAGCCGACGTTAGACGCGCCGCAAGTGTCGGCAAGTCTGGCAAGAACCCGATGTTCAAAAGCGAATATTCGACACTGGGCGACGTTCTAACTGCGCTGGATGTTTTGCCGGAATACGGGTTGTCATTTGCGCAATATTTCCAAGATGGTGCGCTGGTGACGACAGTGGTGCATCTGGAAACCGGCGAAAAGATTAGCAGCTTTTTGCAGATTGCGCCGGAGAAAGACACCCCGCAGTCATTCATTAGCTGCGTGACATATTATCGGCGTGCAAGTTTGTTGACGATGTTCGGATTGAATGCGGCCGACGATGATGGTAACTTAGCTAGTCAGCGTGGCGCGGTTCCCTCCCGTCCGCAGCCTGCTAACAAGGGGGCAGTCGTCGCATCCACTCCGGCGGCTGTCCCCGCCTCCAACAACGTCCTAGCTGAAAAATTAGATGCCTGTGAAAGCGTGCGTGATGTCAACGCGCTTTACACAAAGCTGTATGGTGG